TTAGGGTTTTTAGGGCGATATTTCCCTTTGTACGTCATCCGTGGCATTATAAATAACCTTATAGTATTTTAAACTTTATGGAGCTATTTATGGCTATATTACAATTCTCTCCGGATAAGCAACCAACTTCATTCGGGACTCAGAAAAGAGGCAGTGCTTTAAGATACCCAGATGATGTAGCTCTTAAAGGACAACCCTTCATAATGTTCACTGGGCATAAAGCCAAATACATAAAGGGTGCACAACAAACTGAAATGATTGACAACTCTTCTGTTGCATTGTATATGCCTCCAGGATTTCAAGTTGGAGATGTTATGAGATATGAAGGCGGTGCTAGTGGAGCACTTGGTGCAATCGGTGAAAAATTAATGGATCAGGGGTTTTCTGCTACTCTTGCTAGTTTTAATTCAGAAGATTTACAGAAAGTAGCCGAAACCTTTGCTGGCAGAGCGACACAAGCTGCAGCAGGTGCATTTGCTGCAACTTTAGGAGGTCCAGCTGCTGGTATAGTAAGTGCAGTAGGAACTGGAGGTATAGGCGCAGCGGTAGATGCAACTAGAGCAAAGCGAAGACAGACTGGTATGAATCCACAAGAGTTTATGTTGTTTAAAGCACCTAACTCAAGGCAATTTTCATTTACATTTAATTTTTTTCCAGAGTCTGTAACAGAAGCAGATTCTGCCACTAAAATTATTAAATATTTTAGAACGCGTATGTATCCAAAGGTTACTGCTAATGATCTTATGTATCAATTTCCTGAAGTATTTTCAATAACATTTGGATCTATAGGAAATGAAGTACTTCCTAAGATTGCAGAATCAGCATTAACAAATGCTACGATAAACTACAATCCAAACAGCATGTCATATTTTAGCTACAAAGGGCAACCAGTAGAAATAAGTATGACACTTTCATTCCAAGAGTTAATGCCTCTAACTGCAGAAAACATTGAGGAAGGATTTTAATGGCGTATTTTTCAAACTTTGCAAATATAGATTACGACTTCGATGGATCTGGTATTCAAAGATCTGTAAAAAACCTTGCACAGTATTCTACAATAATTTCTAAGAATATAGACGATGCTACATTCTATTCATATTATAATATTCAGGATGGAGCAAGACCTGATAATGTATCAGAAGAATTGTATGGAACACCTGAATATTATTGGACATTTTTTATTGTCAATAATGATCTTCAAAATTATTGGCACGACTGGCCTAAGAGTTCAGAAGCTCTTAGAGAATTTGCTGAAGCAGAATATATAGGATTAGCAGCAATCTTTGATGCAGATGAAGAAGCGTTTGGTAAGTTTGTTGTAGGAGGAACTGTAAATGGTTCTCTATCAAACGCGACTGGTACAGTAATTGCGATATACCCGACAATAGGATATATTCAAATAGAACAAAATAAAACTTCGGTTGCTAACTTTAGAACAGAAGGTGAGTCTATTACTTTAACAGCTGCTAACAGTACTAAGACAGAAGACATTGCTAAGGTAGGTAATACTCTTGCTTGTACTTCTATCGTTAAAGCTGCATATGCTCCTAACTATCATATAGATGACGGCACTGGCGAAAGAACAAGGCGACGTACTGCTGGAACAAGTCCAGTTACTAACTTTGAAGAAGAGAATGAAGTTAATTTAATTAAATCTCGTATCAAAGTTATAAAGCCAGCACATATAGGAAAGGTAGTAGCTTTCTGGGAAAAAGTTATGAGAGAATCATAAAATGAATTTAACACGAGAACAGAAAAATCTGTTTGGCGGATATGGCACAGAACAAGGTGATATCAGAGATTCTGGCCAAAAAGCTTATAGAAATTTAGAGGTGCATATAGTCACAAGAGTTGCTCGAGTTGATGTTAGTGATCTAGTTATATCTCTTTCTATATTCGAAGCAATAGATGAAATGTATTTAACTGGAAAGTTAGTTATCGCTGATAACTCTGCCCTAGTTACACAGCTTCCAATCATTGGCCAAGAAGAAGTTGAAGTAAAGTTTATTAGAGCTGGTGTAGAAATAGAACATACCTTTGCATGTACTAATGTTGAAAACGTTATAAAGATGTTAGGTGAAACTGCTGGTGTAGAATTAAACTTAGTATCTACGAAAGCATTAACAAATCAGGTATCTAGGTTTTCTAAATCATATTCCGGATTGGCTTCTGATATAATACAAAAGATTCATACCAATTTCTTTGAAGAATCTATTGATATACAATCGCCATCATCATCAGCACACCATATAGTTGTTCCTTTTAGTAGACCTTATGATACTATATCAGAAATTTTAAGTAGTACTATCGGATCTGATGGAACTCCATATTATTTATTTGAAAACTTAGTAGGCGAAGGTCCTATACTAAAATCTTTAGGAGATATTCTACAAGAAGAAACTGACGAAGAATTATTTGAGTTAAAGAAAATATTAAATTATAATAAAGACTCAACTGGGCAAGGTTCTAGATTTAATCCTGGCAGTATCGGTGGTTTAATTGAATATGAAGTATTACAAAATGGAGATACATTAGAACTATTAGAAGATGGTGCGCTTATTAATAATGCAATGAGAATAGACATTGCAAATAAAAGTTATACTGAAAATAGTTTTTATTATGCAAATCACGCAAAAACATTTTCTCCACTTGATCAGTATCAAAACTATGAAGTTAACGATATTAAACTAGAAGAAAATATTTTAAAAGCTTCTAATACTATAGAAATGCATAATCCGTTTTCATTTGAAACTGAAGGTGTAACAGAACTTAATACTCAGGCAGATGTGTTAGCTAAGAGTAAAAAAGAATCCTTTAACAGCAGAATCAACAATATGGTAGTTATTCAAGCTTTGACCGATTCACATCCTGAAAAAATTAAAGTAGGAAAATGTGTTAATATGAGAGTTGTAGCAAATGCTCCGCCTCTTGCAGGAGAAAATCTTGAAGATCAGTTATTCTCAGGAAGACATATTATAGCCAGACTTGGTCATCATCTAAGGGATGGAGAATATCATATGGAGATAGATCTATTAAGAGAAGGTTTATCACGGCCATCTGAATCAAAAGCTCCTCAACATGGAGGAGGAAGATAGTGCTATACTTTGGAATAATTGAAGATCGCAATGATCCAAAAGAAATGGGTAGAGTACGTGTTCGTGTATTTGGATTACATAGTTCTGATAAGATAAACGATATTCCTACGGGATCTTTACCATGGGCTCCTGTTATGAATCCAACAACAAGTCCAGGTGTTTCGGGTTTAGGACAAACACCTTTCCTTGTTCCTGGATCTTGGGTAGTAGTGCAATTTCTTGATGAACAATTTCAGTCACCTATTGTAATGGGTTCTGTAAATGGATTTCCTTCATCTAAGCCAAATTCAGAAACTGGCTTTGCAGATCCTGTAGGCACATTCCCACGAGAGATCAATGAATCTGATATAGAACGTAGAGCACGCGGTGTAAATGATATTGGAAAACAATCTGTAGGTTCAGAACCTGCTGATCCGTATAATGCAAAGTATCCGTATAATCATGTATTCCACTCTGAATCTGGTCATATGATAGAGATGGATGATACACCTGGGTCTGAGCGTGTACAGGTATATCATAGATCAGGATCTTTTATAGAGATACACCCTGATGGTGCTATGGTAGTACATAGTGGTAAACATTTTAATTCATCACAACAACTTGAAATCAATGTAACTGATAATGCTAATATAAATGTTGGTGGTAACCTAACTGCGTTAGTAGAAGGTACTACAACACTATCATCATTTGGTAATATCACTGCAGAGACAAAAGCTAATATGTATACAACTGTTGAAGGTAACTTATATACAAAAACATTTGGTAATTCGTTTCATGATTCACAGGGTAATATTAATGTAAAAACAGATGGACTGTTAGATATTCATAGTTCAGGTAATATTAAAATGTCTTCGAAAGGAGATATCGATATAGCAGCGACAGGTACATTTAAAGTATCTTCTATTGGTGCTATGGATCTTGTAGGTTCTACGATCGATCTAAATAAATCAGGAACTTCTGCAACACCAGCATCTTTCCTTGATTATACTGATGATGAGACTGCTGCATTTAAACCTGATATTTCTGAGAATAATGATAACGATGTACAACTAGTATCTCCTTTATACTCTGTTGTTGAACCTGATGGTAATACATCTTATTCTCAGCAGACATCACAGGGCGTAACAATACCACGTAAAGATCAATCATCACAAGCTCAAACATCTACACCAGTAGCTCCTACAAATATCAATCCAGCAACGGATGGAACTGTAGTAGAAGGTGCAAGCGGTGGTACAGTAACATATAGAAACTCTGCTGCAACTCGTAGACTAAAACTTGTTCCTGCACTAGAAAGCATATTACAGTCTGCAGCTAATTCAGCTGGAGTTGATGTTGTTATTTTCTCTGGTGGACAAGATGAAACTACAGGAACAGTTGGTTCTCACAGACATGATGACGGTTATGCTGCTGATATATGGCTATATAAAAATGGCAATCGCTTATCAATGGTAAGTAATGTGGCAGAAGCTTCTGACTTTGCAGCAGCTGCAAAGAGTGCTGGTGCATTATCAATTGGTGCAGGTTCAGGTTATATGGGAGGAGTTGGTATGCACGTTGATATCTCTCCAGGTAACACAGTTGCATTAGCATCTGCAAAATATTGGGGTTCAGGTGGTAGATCTGCTAATGCTCCATCTTGGTTAAGAGGTATTATGGCCTGATGCCTGCTGCATGTAGAACAACAGATACTGTATCGGTCCATGAATGTGGAGTAGTACCTACTGCAGATAGCGCATCAGGAGATGTATTCATTGAAAGTCTCGCTGCACATAGAGTAACTGATACAAATACTTCACATCCTGCTGTACCACCAGCTGCAGGGTGTGTGCCGCATGTAACTACATTATCAGCTGGCTCACCGAACGTGTTTGTTAATAGTAAAGCATTAGCAAGAATAGGTGATTCTTATGGGTGTGGGATCGCATTAACTTCAGGGGCAAGCACAGTCTCTGCTAATTAGGGTTATAAATAAGAGTATGGCAACAGTAAATTCAAATATAAGAGCTCGTACAAAACCGTACTCAGACTTTGACTTTGTGTTTAAGAAGCATCCTATAACAGGTGACCTTCCTATTAAACGTGATGTTGAAGCTGTAAAGCAATCTGTACGTAATATCTTACTTACAAGACGCGGTGAGAAGTTTTTCGATCCAGACTTTGGTGGTTCACTAACAGAGTTTTTATTCGAAAACTTTGATCCCATTGTAGAAGCTGAAATGAATCAGAGAATTATTAACACACTTAGAAATTATGAACCAAGAGTAAAAGTTTTAAATATAGAAATCGAAGATTTATCTGAACGCAATGCATTACACTTAAGACTAGAAGTACAAATATTGTCACCAGAAAATTTAACTACAGACATAGAATTCATCATTGAGAGGCTCAGATAAATGTCAGATACAAACCGCCTTAAAGTTTCGGAAATGGACTTTGATACAATCAAAGCCAACCTAAAAACGTTTATGACAGAACAAGATACCTTTCAAGATTATAATTTTGAAGGTTCTGCATTAAGCTCTATGCTAGATGTTATGGCATATGTAACTCATTATAATGCTATCAATGCAAACTTTGCTATCAATGAAACCTTCTTAGATTCTGCTAGATTGCGACCTTCTGTTGTATCGCATGCTAAGATGCTTGGTTACACACCTCGCTCTTCATATCCTGCTGTAGCATATATTGACGTAAAAGTAAATAGCCCTACAGGAGTATTATCAGACGATAACAGTTACCTTCCTTTAACAATGAATAAAGGTACAGTATTTACTTCTACAATTGACGGCGTATCATATAAGTTTGTTAATGATCAAACTCTGACTACAACTATAGATGCAAACGGCGAATATATTTTCAGTAATGTAAGAATTCTTCAAGGTTCATATAAAACAACTGAGTATGTATTTGATAAAGATTCAGCTGAAGCATATTTGATTCCATTTGAAAACGCAGTTACATCTGAGCTTACTGTAAAAGTGCAGGCATCTGATACAAACACTGCTCAAGAAACATTTGATGCTGTTGTTAATGTGACAGAGGTTACTGCGACATCTCAAGTATATTTCCTTGAAGAGAGCAGAACAGGTGTATACGAAGTTAAATTTGGTGATGGAGTCTTAGGACAAAAATTAGACAACGGTAATATCATCCAACTTGAAACATTGGTAACTGATAACGATGCTGCTAACGGAGCTGCAGTATTTGCTATGAGTGGTACTATTCAAGGTAATACAAATGTTACTCTTACAGTAAACCAAAAAGCACAAGGTGGTTCTACAAAAGAAGATGTTGAGTCAATTAAATTTAATGCTCCATTATCATTTGTTTCTCAGAACCGCGCTGTTACCCCAGATGATTATAAAACAATTATTCAGAATAACTATGCTAACATCGATGCTATTACAGTTTGGGGTGGAGAAGACAATGATCCTCCAGACTATGGTAAAGTTTATATCTCTATTAAACCAAAAGATGCAGAAGTTGTAACAGAAGCTGATAAGACATTAATTATTTCTCAGTATCTAAAACCAAAGAATGTTGTTTCTATTACTCCAGAGATTGTAGATCCTAAGTACACATACATTTATTTAGATGTGTTCTTTAAATACAATCCTAACGTTACTGCATTATCTGCTGATGCTCTTGAAGAACAAGCACGTGAAGTTATTCGTACGTATAATAACGACCAGTTAAAACGATTTGATGGCGTGTTCAGATATTCAAATGTGATTAGTAAAATTGATGCATCAAGTGTTGCAATACTTAACTCTATTGTAAGAGTTAAAATGAAAAAGCGTATAGTACCAACTTCCACGGCCGAAGCTAAATACGATGTTGTATTTTCTTCTCCGATATATAACACAAATTCAAACGAACAAATTATAAAATCGAGTGAGTTTGTGCATAAAGGAAATATCGGATGTACTTTACGAGATCGTGTAAACGATGATGGAGAACGTAGATTGCAAATTGTTAAAGGCAGCGGACTAACAGAATCTGTTATTGAAAACAATGCTGGAACAATTAATGTGACTTCTGGTAAGTTATCATTTACCGCAACTATTGATTCTTTTACAGGCACTTACATAGAAATTACTGCAGACCCAGACTCAAATGATCTTGCACCGAAAAGAAACGAGCTCTTGACTATTCTTGTTGATGAGTGTACACTTTCAGGTGAAGTTGATACTATGATTACAGGTGGTACATCTGCTGGAGTTAACTATTCAACTACGGCAAGGCATGACTAATGGATGATCATTATCTTAATGTTGACTCGCATCAAGTAGATATATCTTCACTGATATCAGACTTGGTTCCTGAACATATTAATCAGACGTATCCTGATTTTATTGAGTTTTTAGAAATATTTAATAAATATCTTGTATCTGAAAATCGTGCATCACATTACGTTAATAGAGTATCAGATCAAAGAGATATCGATCTAGTTGAAGAAGAATTTTTAAATAACTTACAACAAGAAATCGGTATTTCTATACCACGTACGTTTGCAGCTGATCCTAGATTATTCTATACTAAACTAGTAGATTTTTATAGATCACGTGGTACACCAGATTCTATTACTTCATTCTTTAACTTACTGTTTGATGATGAAGTAGAAATATATTTTCCAAAAGAAGATATGTTTATTCCTTCTGATAATCCATGGAATGATTTTGCTGCAGATGTTAAAGCAAATCCTGGTAATTATCAACCAACAAATACTTTTACCATATCAGGTACAACATCAGAAGTATCAGGCCAAGATGATAATAACTTTTGGTTGTTATATAATACTCCAATCGTATTTGTAAACGGTGTATTAAATAACACTTGGAAGTCAAGTACATACTTTAGAACATATACCGACGATGATCCTGAAGATGAAGATAGCATTACACAAACATTGGCGTATAAACTTACGTTTACTCCCGCATTATCAGATGGAGATGTAGTTAAAGTATACCGTTCAGGTTCTGGATCAACATCACGATCCTTTGTATCTGATGATAAGAGAATTCAGGATTCATTTAAGTATCAGAAGTTCTCGTATATTCTTAAGACTGGTGCAAACATTGACCAGTGGAAAAACGCATTTAATAGGTTGGTACACCCAGCCGGATTTATTTTCTTTGGTGAGATTCTTCTCTTCATTGAGATACTTGAAAAGAATCAGGCTGGAACGGTAACTCCGTTTAATCAGCCTGGTTTGCAGCTTGGCGCTGGTCTTCCAGTTCCAATTATTATACCTCCAGTTGAGATTAATGCTCAGGCAATTGCAACTCGTACTGGTCATGGAGTAGTTAGTTCAGATCTTGGTTATACTGCTGATTTAGCAACAGTATACTTTACTGAACAAATCATTAATGATAATACACGTCAATCTAATAAGATTGGGCCTAAACAATACTTAGAAGATTTAAAGTTCTTATTGCCTAATCCAAATTCTAATTTCGCGAATTACACCATTTCTGAGGCTATAAATAGAACAATAGACATAAACGCTACAGCAGAGATTACTGTATCAGACATTTAATAGGAGTCAAAATCAATGGCCGCCATTGTAACACAAAACTTTAGGCTAAGAGCTGCTAAGCAGTTTGTAGCCGACATTGAAGCGGCAGCGAACAATTATTATTTGTTTGTTGGCCGCTCTTCTCCGTGGACGGATGACAACACACCGGACGCACCTTTCGATAACACATATTCTCATACCACGAACGTATGGCAGAATATGACATCGCTTAAGAAATTAGCTACTACTGATTTGCAGTTTGCTGCTCCACGTTATCAGTGGATTTCAGGTACAACATATGCAGAATATGATGATCGTGATGCTACACTAGAATCTAAGAAATTCTATGTTATTACAGATAACAATCATATCATGCTTTGTTTAAAAGCTGGTCCTGGTGCTTCTACCACGAATCCAGATAATACTGGTGTTACTGTAGCAGGTGTTATTGATAATAGTGCTTCTGATGGTTACATTTGGAAATATCTTTATACACTATCAACAACTGCAGCAAATAAATTCTTAACTTCTGCATTTATTCCAGCACAAGATATTACATCTGACCCAGGCGCTGCATCAGCTCAGGCTCTTCAAGACCAGTGGGCAGTTAAACAAGCTGCAATAGACGGTGCAATTTATAACGTTAAAGTTACTGCAGGCGGAACAGGTTACTCTGCATCAGATAACTTTACTGTAACAATAAGCGGTGATGGAACTGGTGCTACAGTAGTAGATGCTAATGTAACAGTAGCAGGTGGAGTTATTACTCGACTCTTAATTAGTGCTCCAGGTACAGGATATACAAAAGCAAAAGTAACAATTGCTTCTGATGGTTCTGGTTCAGGTGCAACTGCTAGAGCGATCTTAGGACCTAGGAATGGATTTGGATACGATCCTCGCCAAGATCTTAGAGCACATTACATTACAGTAAACCAATCACTAACTGGTGATGAGAATGATACATTTATTACTGGTAACGAATTCCGTCAGTTAGGACTTATTCGTAACCCATTTAATTATGGTACTTCAGTAGTTGCATCTGCAGGTTCATTACGAGCAACATATAGTCTAACTTTATCTGGTCCTCCTGCAGCTGGTGAATTTTTAAATGACTCAGTAATTGTAGGTAGTTCAACTGGAGCTAAAGGTATTATTGATGATTATGATGCAACAAACGGCATTTTATATTATCACCAAGATGAAACTTCAGGGTTTACTGCATTTACTACAAGTGATAACGTTAAAATCGATGGTACAAGTAATACTGCACGAAATGTAACAGCTGTAGGTAACCCAGGGGTAGAACACGATTCAGGAGAAGTTATCTTCCTTGAAAATCGTACTGCGGTTAATAGAGCTGATGACCAAATCGAAACAGTAAAACTCGTACTTGAATTCTAAGGAAAAATAATAATGGCAATTAAGTTTAACGTAGATCCATACTACGATGACTTCCTAAAAGCGGGAACAGATACACTCTCGCCTAAGGAAAAATATCATAAGGTACTCTTTCGTCCAGGAATTGCTGTACAGGCTAGAGAGCTAACACAGCTCCAGTCAATACTGCAAAATCAAACTACTCAGTTTGGTAACCATATGTTCAAAGAAGGAGCTATGGTAATTCCAGGTGGTAACGCCTATAATAACTATGCTGACTACGTTAAGCTATCTGCTTCATCTGCAACTGTAGGTGATTCTCTTGTAGGCAAAGAATACGCAAACAGCGATGGACTTAGAGCTAAAATTATTAAAGCAGTTGCTGCAGTATCTTCAGATCCTGATACATTCTATGTAGTTTATCAAAATTCTAACGGAGCAACGAATACAGATAAAGTATTTAGTGCAAATGATACTCTTACAGAACAAATTTGGAATGAAAGTTCATCATCATACGATGCTGGAACAGCTACAGCAACAGTAGCAGCTACTGCTCCAACTGGTCAAGGTGCTATCGTACAACTTGAAAGCGGAATTTATTTTATTCGAGGTCACTTTGTAATTGTTAAAGCTGAAACTCTTGTACTTTCTAAATATACAAATAATGTATCATTTGATGTTGGTTTAGAAATTACTGAATCAGTAGCCACATCTGCAGAAGATAATAGCCTAAATGATAACGCAACAGGTACACCTAATTATGCTGCTCCTGGTGCACACAGATATTCTATTAAAACCGTTTTAAAAACACAAGCTAATTTTGGTACAACAATTGATAATTTCTTGTTGCTACTACGTGTTGTTAATGGTAAGATTCAAAAGCAAGTAAGAGAAACTGATTACTCAGTAATCGAAGATACACTTGCACGTCGTACGTATGATGAATCAGGTGATTACACCGTTCGCCCATTCCGTGCAACTATGAAAGAAGATACTGATGTTAATACGCCAGGTGACGCAACTAAATTAGTAGCTGCTATTGAACCTTCTAAAGCATATGTTCGTGGTTATGAGATTGAAACATTAGCCACCACAAACTTATCAATTAATAAGTCGCGTGAAGCTGCACTATTTGAAGGTGCTTCTGTATCTTCTCTTGTTGGTAATTATATTAGGCTAACTGCTTCTACTGTTGAAGGTATACCTGATATTATTACTTACAACCAAATTAGTCTTCACAGTGCTGTCTCTGGAGGAGGAACTGGTTTAGGATTTGCACGAGTTCGTAGCATTGAAAAAGATGGAACTGACTATAAGTTATACTTATTTGATATTGAATTAGCTGCTAGCGCACAAATTTCTCAAATTAAATCAGTTAAAATGAGTACTACATTTTCAGGTAATGTAACACTTGTTAATTCAAAAGCAGTTCTTTATGAACCAAATAGAAATACGTTAGTATTTGCACTACCATTCAATCGTGTTAAAACATGTGATGATGGCACTGGTGACTTTAATTACGTCTATTTTTCTAATAAGAAGTTTCCTGCAGATACAGTATCAGCTGGAGAGGCAACGTTTAGTACATCAGGATCTACTGAATTATTCGAGCCATTTGATACAGACAACTGGATTCTTGCTGTAACGAATGGTGGCAATGCTGGAGAGATACACCCGATAAGTTCTAGTGATGTTTCAATCACTGCTAATTCACAGTCAGTTACAATTTCTGGATTATCAGGACATAACAATCAAACAGTAGAGCTTATTGCAGGTGTTAAGAAAACACTTGATCACGACTCTAAATCATTAACAACATCTGGTTCTCAGAATATTCACCAAGTTGCATTTACATCTCAATCTACGATTGAAGCAGGCAATCTACAACTAGGTAAAGCTGATGGATATCGGTTGCTTGCAGTATACATGGCAGCAGACTTTAGTACAGATGCAACAAATACTGATACAGATGTAAAAGAATACTATGACTTTGATAACGGTCAAAGAGATAACTTTTATGGTATCTCTAAGATTACTATCAAACCTGGTACAAACTTTGTTCCTACTGGTCGTCTACTTGTTAAGTATGAGTTCTTTACTCATGACGGTACAGGTGATTTCTTCTCAGTAGATTCATATTCCGGTCTTACAGACGATGATGG